ACCTTCATTTTGTCGCCACCAGCCCAAACCAGCCTGAACTGGAACCGATCAGCCACGACCGGCCGAGACTAGAGACGATCGTCCCGGACCATAGCGGATCACTAGCCGAGGCTGTGGGGGGATTGGCCAAGGCGGTCCTTGGGATAGATCTCATGCCTTGGCAGCGTCATTGTTTAGAAAGAATCCTTGCGATAGATGACAACTCGCTCTTTGTTCACCGGTCGAGTTTGGTATCGGTTGCGCGCCAGAATGGGAAAACCACAATTATCCAAGCCCTCATTCTCTATTGGCTGGTTGAGATGCCAAAGATCCGAGGTCAAAAGCAGACCGTCGTCTCTGGTGCTCACCGTCTCGATTTGGCCTGCCTTCTGTTCGATGATCTCGCTCCGATCCTTGAGGATTTTTACGGCGCGAAAATCGTCAAGTCGTATGGCCGCTATCAGGCAACTATGCCGGACGGCTCGAAATGGTGGGTCAAAGCTCTTAAGCCAAACCAAGGCCACGGTATGAGCATTGATCTCGTCGTCGTGGACGAGTTATTCGATGTGAATCCCGAATCCGTTGAAGGCGGTCTGTTGCCTGCTCAACGCGCCCGCAAGAATCCTTTAGCGTGCTTCTTCAGCACAGCCGGCACCGAGGAATCCGTCCTCTTCCAACGCTGGAGAGAAGCCGGTATCCGCGCAATAGACAAAGGCGAACCGTCCTCGATGTATATGGCCGAGTGGAGTCCACCGCCTCACGCCGATCCGCTCGCCGGCCCTAGCACTTGGTCTTGGGGAAATCCCGCTCTCGGTTACACACTCGACATGGATACGATCCGCCAAGAATCCACCAACCCCGACCGAGCTTCCTTCTTGCGCGCGTCTCTAAATCTGTGGGTCAGTGTCGTGCGCGGTTGGATCGAACCGAACCGATGGCCACAACTCCGCTACACCGGGGAGATACCATCCGGGGGAATCGTTAGCGTCGAAGCCTCACTAGATGAATCACGATATTCAGCGACCCGTGTCGTACACCTCCCCGACGGCCGCATCCTTGTCACCGTTGCCTTCGTCGCTGAAACCGTCACCGAACTCTGGGAAAAAATCAACGACTACGCCAAAGACCCGCAGGTCAAATTTGCGTTCAGTCCAACCGTAGATGCAACCTGCCCGCCGGCACTCGAACGCCGAAGGATCGTCGTCGGCTACGCCGAACTAGGCCGCTTCACACCACTCGCCAAAAACCTCATTCAAGAAGGGCGTCTAGTTCACACCGGCGAAGAGTTACTCGCCGAACATGTCCAGCGCGCCGTTGCCGTTCGCACCGACAATACGATCGTTCTGTCCTCAAAAAGATCACCGGGACCGATTGAACTCGCGCGAACAATGGTCTGGGGAGTAGGGATCATTGCTCGACCGAACCAAACCGGGAAGCCGATGCTCGTCGCCGTTACCAACTAGCCTGACATCGGCGACCGCGCCCTAGCCTTCTGTCGGAGTCGGAATAGTCAGCGCGGTTGCCACTAAACCCTTGCGCGATGTGGCAAAGTAGGACTATGGCAATTCTGAGCAAAAAGACCAAAGCGGCGATTAGTGCTCCGCCAACAAAGGCCGCCGCCGCAGGTGGATATCTTTCCACGACCGGCGCGACCAATGTCTTCAACGAGTACTACTCGTGGCAAGAGGGAGAACTCAGAAACAAATGTATGAGCGTCCCCGCGCTGAGTCGCGCGCGCGATCTCATGGCGTCGGTCATTTCTTGTATGCCGCTCCGAATGTTCAATATGGTTTGGGACGAGAACGAAGAAAAGATGATCAAAAAATACATCGCTCCTCGCTCGTGGCTCCGCCAACCCGATCCGCAAAATACCTATGGCCATTTCATGTCATGGGTATTCGATGATCTCTACTTTTACGGCAGATCTATAATTCACATTTCGAGCAGAACGGCTGACGGCTATCCCGCGACCATGCAAAGGCTCCCGGTCGGCTCCATCACCAGCACCGATCAAGTCGGTCCGGTCTGGTTCGCACCTAGTAACCAGATCTACTTCAACGGCATCGAGTTAGATCCGCGCGATCTCATACAGGTGCTATCACCAACAACAGGAATTATTTACACCTCACCTGCCGCAATAGAAACCGCGCTCAAAATCAACGACGCGCGAAACCGTAACGCCTCCAGCGCAATTCCAGCCGGCGTGCTTCAGATCCAGTCTGGTGAACCGCTAACCGCGACCGAGATGCAGGATCTCGCCGCGTCCTTCAACGCCGCGCGTGCCGTAAACCAGACCGCTGTTCTTTCTCAAGAGTTGCGTTACGAACCAACCACGATGACGCCAGACAAAATGCTCCTCATGGAGTCCGCGAACTACTCTGCGCTTGAATGCGGCAGCCGAATCGGAAATGTCCCGCCGTATCTCATCGGCGTTAGCACCGGATCCTATTCGTACCAATCCAGCCAACAAGCTCGCGCCGATCTTTATATATTCGGCGTGAAACTCTATGCGGAAGCGATATCGGCGACACTCTCCATGAACAATGTCCTGCCAAACGGAACCTTCGTCGAGTTCGACGCCGAGGGCTATCTGGAAGAAAACTACCTCGCCGACGAAATGGACCAAGAAACACCTAGAACAGGAGAAGAAATCGCATCATGATTCGCCTCACAAGTAACCAGATCACACTCGACGCCTCCGCGCCTGACGGCACACAATCGCGCACGATCACCGGCATCGCAGTTCCCTATGGCGTTCCTGCCGTAGTGAGCGACGGGACCGAAGTGATCTTTGAGAAAGGATCGCTACCGATAGACGGCAAGAAGCCTCGTCTCTATATGAATCATGACAGTAGTAGCGCCATAGGAATTGTGACGGAAAGAGTCGAAACCGATGAGGGGATGCTCTTCTCCGCAAAAATCAGCAAAACCGCGCTCGGCGACGACGCGATTCAACTGGCCTTGGACTCGGTAATCGATTCCGTGTCCGTTGGTGTGAATGTCCTCAAATCGCGAGCAAACGACGACGGATCGCTCACCGTTCTCAAAGCCGACTGGATCGAACTGTCGATGGTGCCCGTCCCGGCGTTCGCCGGCGCGATCATCACCGATGTCGCTGCGAGTATCCACCAAAACGAAGAACAAATCAGCCACAATCAAGAAGTCACTCAAGAAACGGAGCCAACCATGCAAGAAGTAGAAACCCCTCAGGTAATTGAGGCAACAATCCCAACCGCACCAATCCCTGCCGTCCCTAAGCGCCAGTTTGACATGCCGACACCGGGCGAATATCTCGCCGCGATGCACATCGGCGGAACCACCTTCGAGAATGTTGCAGCCGCCGCACGCGAAGCGATCAACCGCAAGCGCACCGCACTGCAAGCCGCAGCCGGCGATGTGCTAACTACCGATACGCCTGGTCTGATCCCGGTTCCGGTGCTGGGACCTACCTTCGAGGACCTGAACTACATTCGTCCTGTCGTCGCGGCCGTAGGCGCTCGCGCAATGCCATCGGGCAACATGTCGAAGACCTTCATCAGACCAACTTGGACCACACACACATCGGTCGGTACTCAGTCCACTGAACTCACAGGAGTATCGGCAACGACTCCCGTGATTGCCTCAAATGTGGTTAGCAAGACCACACTCGCAGGGCAGGTCACGCTGAGCGTTCAGGACATCGACTTCACAGATCCGGGCGCGATGAATATCATTCTCAACGATCTCGTCGGCCAGTACATGTTGCAAAGCGACAATCTCGCCGCAGACGGAATCGTCGCTGGAGCAACCGCATCGGGCGCTACATGGTCCGTCACCGCAAACGATCCTTCGAGCTTGATCTCGGCGATCTACACCTCCGCCTATAACATCCTGCTTGCCACCAACTTCCTCCCAGACCATATCTTTGTGGCCCCGGGAGTTTGGCAAGCGCTCGGCGCTCAACTTGACGCCGACAAGCGACCTGTGTTCCCGTACACCGCCGCGAGCGGTCTCATGGGCGTGAACGCGATGGGATCAGCAAATATCACCGTTGCCAACACCTTCAACCCGTTCGGCTTGAACCTCGTAGCGGACCGCAACTTCGCTGCCGGAACAATGATCGTCGCACGCGGTCAGGCAATCGAATTCTATGAATCTGTGCAAGGCCTCCGCAGCGTCGAGGTACCGTCCACTCTGGGCAGGACCTTCAGTTACTATGGCTACGCATCCCTGTTTGTTGCGGACTCGACACAAGTCCAAAAGATCACGGTCTCTTAGTCGGAAGCGGGACTACCGCTCATGGCTACCTACCAAGTCACGCACAAACAACTCTTAGACGGCTACGCCGTACTTCAAACTCTCACCCCCACGGAGTTTGAAGTCGGCCAGTCTCTAACCGTTGCTACGGTCTCTGCGCCCTTCAATGGCACCTTCCGGATCTACGCGCTCCCGCAGTTCGCGTTTATCGGAATAGACAGCGAAGGCGATCTCCTCTTTGACTACGAGATCCCAATCCCGAACCAAGTTCTATATGCGGTCAGCGGAACCGATGTAAACCGAACCGCCGCTAGCGGAACGATCACTTACGCGCCAACCTGCACTTGGATCGATGCGAACGACATCGCGACTTGGCTCTATCTCACACCGGCAACGGCTGGAGATCTTGCCTTCCTCACAAGTTGCGCGGCGGCAGCGAACGCGACCTGCTATCGCAAAAGACAAGAGGCCGGCTATGCGGCGGATAGTTTGACGACTCCACCTTCAGCCGATGTGGAACTCGCGACGACGATCCTCGGCGGAACTCTTTATCGGAGCCGTTCGAGCATGGATCAGATCGCTTCCTATGACGGGATGGGAATATCGGCGACCGTTGGTATCACCTCACAGATCAAGATTCTGTTAGGTATCCCGCGCGCACAGGTGGCCTAATGGCCTACACCGATCTTTTCAATGAGGCGTTTGACGATCTCTGCACGACACTTGGAACGATCACCGGGCTCGCCGTTATCAACGACCCGCGAAACATGCGCCCAAATTGTCTGCTAGTGAACCCCCCTTCTTTTACCGCCTTCAACTTCAACATCGCAAAGTTGGAGTTCTCTTGTCTCATGGTCTCAATGGGTCCGAGCAACCTCGACGCGATCCGTCCCCTGATGGAAGCCTGCGGCGCGCTACTCAATAAGAAAGTAGCGGTGATCGCGGGACGCCCTACCAGCGTCGAGATCGGTGGCGTACTCATGCCGGCCTACGACCTAACGATCGAGATGCAAGCTCAGACCGCGTGAGAATCCACCGATGACCGACCAAAATCACCTACTATCAAGAAAGAACTAAGGAGCAATCATGGCATCATCAACTTACCTATCGAATCCCGTCGTAACGATCGCGAGCGTGGACCTGTCGGATATGTGCTCCGCAGCCACCTTGACTTATTTGGTGGAGAGTCTCGAAGATACGGCGTTCGGAACTAACTCAAGGTCCTACACGGCGGGCCTTGTCAATAATGAGGTCACGCTAACCCTTTACGCCTCATTTGCCGCTACCGAAACCTACGCGACACTCTTCAACCTTGTCGGCACAAAAACGACCGTAACCTTGACACCAACCACGGGAGCAGAATCGGCAACAAATCCGAAGTTCATTCTCACCGGTTGCTATCTCGAATCGTTGCCAGTCATCAATGCGTCCTTGGGAGAACTCTCGACCTACGATGTGACTTTCACGGGCGGCGCGCTAACAATCGATACCACCGCATAAACACGGCTCCGAGCCGACTAGGAGAAAAATGAGATTCAAGATCAAGTTCACACGCGAACCAGGAGCCGAGCCCGAGTTCTACTACACGAACTTCTTTATCATTACCGAATGGGAAAGGATCATGCATCGTAAGGTGCAAGACCTCACCGCGCCTATGGCGAGCGATTGGGGATGCTGGATGTGGCTGATCCTCAAGCTCAAAGGCGAATCGGTTGGTGATAACTGGAACGAGTGGATCAAAAAGAACCCGGACATCGATATCGTCCCGATTTTGAATGAGACCAATCCAAACCCTACGGACGCGGCACCTACCGCCGCCAACTAGCAGAGATTCTTTGCGCGGTCGGTTGGTGGCCGCCAGATATACCCTTTGACGCTCGCGACCTTCACACAGTCGCTACTGTTATGAAAGAAGCGAGCAAAAGGAACAAAAGATGAGCGTAGATCTATCTGTCCCCGTGTACGGGATCAAGGACGCCATCAAACAACTCAACAGCGTCGAGCCTGGTTTGCGTACCCAAATTACGCGCGACTATCGGCGCATTGCTAAACCCGTGATTGAGGACGCGCGTCGCATGGTGCCGACCTCGGTCCCGCTATCCGGTATGAGTAGAAACTGGACCACGGCCTCCGGCTTCAAAATCCTGCCTTGGGAGGTTGGTCACAAACAGCCGATTAGCGCAAAGATCAACACGCGCAAAATTACCGAGTACGCCGGCTTTAAGCGCAATGTCGGAACCTTCAATATCCGTTACAGCGGACCCGTCCCGCAACTCTTCGACATGGCTCGCCGAGGCTCACTAGGTGCCGCACTCACCGCCAAATATGGCGCCGCGTCTCGAATCATGTGGCCTGCCTACGAAAAGAACGCGAGCACCGTT